ATCGTTCCCACCCGTGCTTAGCCAGACCTAACGAGAAAGCCAGCGCAGGATAATCGCCGATACGACGATGGCAGACGCGGCACACAGCGAGAAGATTAGCCTCATCAAGAATCGACCCACCCTGACTCCGCCGGACGACCTCATGGATGTCGACGCTAGCACGGCGGACGTAAGTGACTTGTCCGTCATGTTCTGCGAAAACTGGGCACGCCTCACATGCCGGCCTTTCCTTGAGTAGTCGTTCCACCAAGGGTCGACGCTCCTCATACTTCTTGGCCGTTTTAGCTGATCGATAATTTGGCTTACCTCCTCGCTTGAGGGGAGTTTTTTGCTGTAGCCCCTTTTTTGCTTTTAGCGGCTTTTTGCGTTTCACACTGACAGTTCAGCGAGGTCAGACTCGCTGATACCGTCAAACGACCATCTGCCGTCCAGCACATCCCACAACGCGTGGTCGATCGCCGTGGCTTCGATGGTGTACTCGTGCAACATCTCTTTATGCTTTTTGATGGCCTTCGTCAGAAGCATCATTTTGTTCATGATGTCGTCCTCCATCGGCAAGCCCGTCTGGATCATCTTGCTGACGTCAGCGAGACGACTTTCTACGTGGAATCGGAAGCGTTCGATTTTCTTTTTCCGCGATTCGTAGGCGGCGAGCGCTTCGGTCAGTAGAACCTGTCCGTCTTCGATTCCGGTGTACCGCTCTTTGTCTGACTCGATGTCGGACTCAATGTCTTCGAGTTGACCATTCAGGTTTTCGACAAGAGCGATCAGTGCTCGCTCCCAACGTTCCCAGTTCGGTCGCTCCATCAGCATCTTCCTGCTTGAAGGAGTCACCTTGTTCTTTACGTCTTCTGCCACTAGCTTGGCAAAAGTATCATCAGTCATTTTCATTGTTGTTCCTTATTTGTTCCATGCCGGACAATTGGGCTTGAAGTAACACCAGTTGCACAGCGGACCTGTTTTTGTTTCGAATATTCCAGACTCGCATCGCTGATCAATTTCTTTTTTGACCGTTACGACAGTCTCTGTCACCGCAGCAATCGCCCCCTCGTCGACCCGTCGAGAAATCATCTTCGGACCCTTGAGGTAGATCAGATGCAGCCACGAGACTTCTCCGAGATCAAGCTCTTGAAGTAGGGCTGCGTAGATGAACAACTGAGTGAACTTGTCGTCCTCGTAGCGGGCCGAGGGCACCTTGCCGGTTTTGTAGTCACCGATCTGAATTTTGCCGTCGTCGTCGTAGTGGAACCGGTCGATAAATCCCTTCATCGTGACTCCAGCGAGATCGCCGTTGAGTTCGTATTCGATCTCGTCGACTCGTGTCTTCTCTGGATTTTCAAGCAACCAGAGATTCTCGACACAGAACCACGATCTCCAACGGAAATCGTTGTGGTCGCGCTCGTGAATGATTTCAGAGGCAAGCACCTCGTACTTCTCGTCCCAGAGCAGGCGGGCCGCATCTTTAGCCATCAAGATTTGGCGTTGCTCTGAGGGCAAAGCGTAGAGCGCTTCAAAGATTTCGTGGACAAAGTTACCCATAAGCGTCGCCTCGGTAGCAGGCTCACGGATACCGTCAATCTTCGAGTATTTGAACTTCAGCGGGCACGTCTGGAACGTTCCGATAGACGATGGTGATAGGTGCGGGGGTGGCGTGTAGACACTCACCGGATGTCACTGCTCGTGTCCCAGTGGACGGAATACATTCCGTGGTCCGGGCACGTGTAGACGAACTCGGTCATCCTGTCTGCCGCGCTTTTGATCGCCACGGACGGAAACAGGACTCTGCTCTGTTCGCACTTGGCGCAGGTCGCATCCCCGAAACGGGAACTCCACAAAGAGGACGTCATGATGTTTTGCCATTCGCTGTCCGTCAAATCGACGTCGTGCTTCTCGGCTAGGTGAAGCAGGTCGTCCAACGCTTCACGCACGTTGTTGTACGCCCGCGCGATCTCGTCGTTCGTTGTCAGTTTGGAGTGATCCATCACGATTTCTTTGCGCACCTTCATCACCCCTCCTTGTTGACGACAGTGCCGCCCATGCGAATCGCGACAGCCTGAGTGGTCATCGCCATCAGGATATCCATGCTCATCTCGCTCTTCTTCGGAACCGGCTCACCTTCGCCGTACTCGTTCCACCAGTCGCGAAGTTGCTCGACCTGCTCGTCGGTCATCTCCTCGCGGATCGACTTGAACCGCTCGTACTGCTCGTCGAACTCGCTGAGCGGTTCCGCCTCGGCGTACTCAGCCATCTCCATCTCGATCGCGTCAGCATCACGGGCGAGGTACAGGCCGATGCCGAACTGCTGTGCCGCCTTCTTCAACGCGTCGGACACAGCGCCCTTCATCTCGTCGCCGAGATCCACGATGTCGCCGTTCTTTGTGCGCTTGATCTTCTGGCCGCCGATGCCGTCGTGACTGATCCAGCCGCCGGTGAACTTGTCGTCTTCGTTGGCGACTCGTGCGCTGAGCGTGACGGAGGCCACGATGTAGTCGGGGTCCAAATCGTCCCTCTTGCAGGAAATGATCTGGCTGCTCCAGCCTCCGACACCGAACACTCGGTTGAGGCGGGTGATGACTTCGGAGATAGGGATGTAGGTGAGACGGGTGCCGCCCTTGTTCAGGGTGCGCTCCATCTCGGGGGCAAACGGCTCGACGAGCCTGTTATAGATTTCTGACATTACTTATCACCTTTCGGCTTTCTCAGTACGATGCTTTCTTTGGTTTCTCCGGACTCGCAGAACTCGTCTGCGCTGATTCCGATCTTGTCGAGAGCGCCCACACGCCAGTACGACGGCTGGACGAAATCGAGCATTTTCTCTGCCACCTCACGAGCAGACATTAGCCGCTCGCCGGTGTTCATGTCGATCGACATCTGGTCGATTCGATCCGCGACCGCGGCCGCAAGATCCTTGTGCTGCCACGCTTTGCGATCCTTCGCAAACTTCTTTTCGATCGTCGCGCCGCTTTCTAGCACCACGAGGTCCGCGTCTCCCATGCGCTGACCCATAACAGCGAGGATCTCGCTGTACAGCAGTGAAATGTCCGACTTGAACTGGTTGAACTGGCCGACGATGTCACCGAGCTCATCGAGACTCAAATCTTCTTTTCGAAGTGCGCTGATAAGGTCGGAAAGTTTCATTAGTGACTGACGATGTTCCATCAACCAGTCGTTGTAAGCAGTATTCATTTTTCTCCTTAGGTAAGTTTCAGAGGATGATAGCGGCGCGTTTCCGTTGTGGCAACCCCAATCCTGTGAGATGGGTGAACGCGCCCACCGCCGAGTCTACTTGGTCGTCGTGGTTAGCGGCTTCCGGAAACGAAGAAAATTCGTCAAGCCAGTCAGTGAGCCACGGCCCGCGGACTGTGCGGACGTTGCCGTTTGCGACCGCAGCGGCGAAGGGACGGGCGCGAGTGATTTTGTCTCCTGTTGCCCTGATGCCAGAAAAGTCGTAGCCGGGAAGGACGTATCGCGCATACTGATCGATGAGAGCTTTGCCCGATGAGCCGGGCTCCTGCTCCATTCGAACGGCGACATGATGACCGTCCTCGTAGGCGGTCTGGGCGATTAGGTGCTCGACCTGCTCACCGCGAACTCGCGCTTTTTTGACATCTAATATGTATGCGACTCCCTGATCGAACAGCATCAGAGTTCCCACGGTCCAGTCTGGGTCTGGATTTGACGCTGACGGTTCCGTGGCGGCACAGTCCCAGAACCGGACGGCTCTCGCCATGTTGGTGACTTCCGGAATTTCGTTTTGGTCGAGCAGCACGAACGATTCGCGCTCGAACATCGTGCCGAGCGTTGTGGACCACCAGTCTCCTTCTTCAAGTCGGCGGCGTTCAACCGGGTCGAGCGCTTGTAGTGACTGTCGATATGACGCGGCGTCGATCCCCGGGTTGTCGGTCAGTTTCGACGGAACGAAAATTCGGCCTGTGGTTTGACCTTCGACGATGAATCGTTGACGGACCCAGTTGGGTGCTGGGTTGGACGCGGCTCGCATCCGGAGTGGAACTTTGGCCAGTGGCCCGGACGCTGGCCGACGCAAACGGGAGAAGAGATAGCGGTAGTCGGATTCTCTAATTTCCGTGACCTCGTCCATGCCGATGAACTGGAACTCGGCGCCCTTGTAGCGCAAGTAATCTTGGGCGTTGTTGAGGTATCCGAAAGAAATTCTTGCGCCTGACGGGAATTGTGCGGTGTAGTTGTTGGAGTTCCAGCGGACCTCGTCGTATGGGGCCATCCAGTTGATGAAGCGGTCCATGATCGCGCCGGGCAGGGCAAGGTCGGCGTACGTGCGCCTGAACAGGATCGCGCTGTAATTGGGGACGTCCACGAACTGGAGCGCGGCCATGAGCAAAGCGGAGCTTTTGCCGCCACCTGCCGCCCCACCAAAAAGTGCTTCCAGCGCGTTGGTTCTTAGAAAAACCTTCTGGGTCACCGAAGCGTCTTCTGGGCAGAAGGGTGGCTGTTTGGGTTCTAAGTATTCGAGAACTTTCTGCCAGTCGGCCATTCTTCTTCTCCGTCCAGTGCTCTTGTAGGTTAGTATAAGAATGATCGCAGTTGGCACAGGTCGGATGACCGGGGAGAAAAATGCGTAATTGGCGCAGTATAGCCGCTAACACACTCATGGTTTCGTTTATACTATTTACGTCTGTGGGTGCAGCTCTGCTTGAACCCGCGGCTGGTTTTATCACCGCGGGTATTTCCTGCGGCGTCTTCGGCTATCTTTTGGGATCTGACTAAAAATGGCATGGAACTCTAGGGAGAGCAAAGATGCGCGCGGGCTAGAAAGTAAAGCCGCACGCATCGGGCCCGGCGCGCCTGTCGCTCTCAGCCCAACCCTCGCGGGCCGCCCCTACCGTGACGCTTGGGACATCGAGCGCGCTTACCGAGAGGGAATGCAGCGCGTTGTCTGGGTCAACCGATGCATCGATGCCATCGCCGGGAACCAAGCCCGACTCCCTGTCGTTCTACGAAAAGACAACTCACCCAACGGTGAAATCATCGAGCGCAAACACCCCTTGCTCGACATCTTGAACTCGCGTAGCAACGAAGGTGAAAACTCGTTTGTTTTCAGATATCGCCTTTCCAGTCAGCTGCTGATGTCGACTCGAGGCGTTTTTATCGAAAAACTTCACGGCCGAGACGGTCGACTGATCGCCCTCAACCTGCTTCCGCCGCAGCACACAGCACCAATCCCAGATCCACGAAACTTCGTTGCCGGATATCAGGTCGACATGCCGTTTGGCGACAAAGTAATCATGCCGCCAGAAAAAGTTCTATGGCTACGACGACCACACCCGCTGGACCCGTACCTGTCACTTACTCCAATGGAGTCGGCTGGCATCGCAATCGAAATCGAAAACCTTGCTCGCACCTACAACCGCAACTTCCTCCTGAACGACGGCCGACCCGGCGGTCTGCTCGTCATCAGAGGCGAAATTGATGAAGAGGACAAGGACGAGCTGCGCAGCAGATTCAGAGGCAATCTAAACCGCGCCGGATCAGTTGGTGTTATCTCCTCGGACGACGGCGCCGACTTCGTTGACACCGGTGCCAGCCCACGTGACGCCGCATATGTCCAGATGCGTCAGCTCACAAAAGAAGAAATTCTTGCCGCCTTCGGTGTGCCCGAATCAATTATTGGCAACGCCTCCGGACGAACCTTCTCTAACGCCTCTGAAGAAGCGCGCGTCTTCTGGTTCGAAACCATGCTGCCCCACTTGGAACCTCTCGCCCGTGGACTCGACGAGCTCGACGACAAACTGTATGTCGACTTCGACACCACGTCTGTGCCAATCCTTATCATCGCCAAGCAAGAGCGGCAACGGTACCGGATGGAAGAATTCCAGCAAGGTCTTATTTCCGCAAACGAGTATCGAGATTCCACAGGACGCAAAAAGGTCGAATCCGAGATTGCCGACCAGATGCTCGCGAACCCCAACCTTGTACCTATCGCAAACACCGAGAAGCCGTTCGCGATCGAAGATCAAGCACCCGTCGCAGAAGCTGGTGGCGCCGTGCCACTGCCGGGCGAACCGGGTGCCGCGCCTCCCGGCGGCGAAATGCCTGCCGGGCCCGAAGGCGCCATGCCAATGGACGCTGCTGGCGGGGAGCAGGCACCTGCGCCGGGCGGACCGGCACCTGCCGGTGGCGCTCCTCCCGCTGGTGGGGCAGCACCCGCCGCCGCTGTCGAACCGCTCCCCGAGGGGATGCTGTCAGGTCAGCCTGACGGAATCGAAACGAAGAGCGATAAGAGCGTTGACGACTGGGAAGAAAAAGCCGACAAGGTTTCAGATCGTTGGGCCGACATTCTTGACCGGTCGCTAGAGCGTTACTTTCAGCGACAGCAGCGGGTAATCGTTGAGAAAGCACTTGGCGCAAAATCACGTAAAGCGCTGGCTGCTGGAACTTTCGATCCGGAATTTATTTTTGACCTTGACGGCTGGAACCGGCAACTAAGTGACGATTTGCGTCCTCTGTTTGCGGCGATGACAGTCGAGTCGATTGATGAGATCTCGGCCAAGTCTGGAATGGATGCCACGCCTGACGACGAGGTGATGAACGATTATTTGGACAGTCAGGTTGAGCGCGCGCAGAAGGTGAATGACACCACGAAGAAGGAAGTTGTCGCAGCGCTGACGGTGGCTGCCGCCATGGATGATGGCGAGGACGATCGTTCTAGTTTGTTGCGTGCCGCGTTGAATGCCGTGTTCGCGAATCTCTTGGGTGGGCGTCGCCGAGTGATGGCCGAGCACGAGTCGCAGGCGGCGCTGAATGCTGGTACGTACTTCGGGAGTTTGGCTGTGGGGTCTCCGACCAAGACGTGGAAGACCCGGAAGGACACGAAGGTCCGTAAGGCGCACCAGAGCTTGGAGGGCAAGACGGTCAACATTGATGACGGATTCCTCGGTGATGATCAGGTATTGCGTTTTCCCGGCGATCCGCTGGCTCCGCCCAGTCTGACGATGAATTGTCGTTGCCGTCTGAAGTTTACGGATTTTACGTAAATACATAATTTACTGAAATTGTAGTCCCCTGACGTTTCGGGCTTGCGGCTATGATGTATGTGTTCCGAATCGTGAGGTGAGTTATGCCCAACGCGTCCGACCACGCAACCGAATTCAAGGCGATTACCGGTCAGGTGAATGTCGACGAGGCCGAAGGAATCGTCGAATGCTTCGTTTCTGGTGTCGGAAACAAGGACAGCGTTGGCGACATTGTCTTGCCCGGCGCTTTTACTGAAAGTCTGAAGCGTCGCAAGCCGCGTGTCGTTTGGGGCCACGACTGGAACCACCCGATCGGCAAGGTGCTCGAGATCTACGAGGTCGGACCCGAAGACCGTCGGCTGCCCGCCAAGATGAAATCAGCCAATATCGGTGGTTTGTTCGCGAAGGTCCAGTTCAACCTCAAGTCAGAGAAGGGCCGTGAGGCTTTCGCCAACGTGTCCTTCTACGGCGAGGAGCAGGAGTGGTCGATCGGCTACAAGACTCTTGACGCGATTTATGACAATCAGCGTCAGGCCAATTTGTTGCGAGAAGTTGAACTTTATGAAGTTTCGCCGGTGCTGCATGGAGCCAACCAGTTGACTGGTACTATCTCTATTAAGTCTGAGGATAAAGACGACGAAGTTACATCTTTTGGCAAAAGCAAATGGAAGATGTTTGATCGGGCATTTGCTAAACGAATCAAAGAGGAATATCCGGAGATTTGGGCAAAAGGCGGGAACATCAAGGGCAACGCCCAGTACAGCATCCTCACCAAAATCGCCGAAG